TTGTTGATTTTTTATATCAACTTCAACAGCTTCTTCCTTGTCAGGATCTTTGAGAAATCGTTCGTAGGCTGTATCCGCCATGTTACGCCTCCGCTGGTAATACTAAATTAACGCTATATTTTCTATTAAACTGATCTACGTCTGCTTGTGTTGAAATCATGGCAAAGTCTTCTAATGCTTCTGCACTGTTAGTCATAAGTTCTACAATATCGTCTGTAATCTCTGCTGGTAATCTTGCTCTTAGTTGATCGTAACTAATTAAATTGTTAGATGCATCACCCATTGATCCAGGGGCCATGGTCTCTGTTTCAGTAACCTGTTCTTCAACCATCTCACCCGCCGCATATCCTGCTCTACCACCACCGGAGAACTGACCAAGTATTGTTTTAACTTTTTCAATAGCATCAATATATAACTGTGGATCATTTTCACTTTCATATCCGGTTGGGTTAGCATCAAATAATTCTTCTGTAATTGAAGCAAATAAAGTCTGACCTTGAGATGATTTAATAAATAATTCTATAGCACCTTCTGTTACAGGATTGCTTTTAGTGTAGTTATTTTTTTGAGTTTTTAATATATCTAGTTGAATCAAGTCATCATCTGTTGCAGTACCATTGTCAACTTTAGCTTGTATCTCATAAATTTTAGGAATGATTTGTTCTAGTTGTCTAGCTATTTCTAAATCTCTATATGTTTTACCACCTGTTTCTGATCCAAGTATATCAGATTGTGCACCAATTAATGTTTTAAACATATCAGCTTCACTATTATATTTGTTTATAGATCTATCTTGTATGCCTTTGTTGTACGCTGCTCTGCTTGATCTAAAATTAGAAAATGGTTCTTTAGCTGATGCTCCTGCAGTTTGAAATATGTTTCCTTGTGGTGATCTTGATATTAAATCTAAACCAAAGTCTATTTTAAAATCTCTCATAGAATTATCTACCGGCATTGGTGGTGCCTTGTAAGACACTTGCTCCGCAAGATCTCTTAACTGTTGCATGTTCATGCTTCTAATATCTATTTTAGAAAGATCATTTTGTTCAACACTTCCTGCAGGATCTTTATAACCTTGTCTTAGTCCAGATGTAATACCTTCACCGGCACTACCACCTTTTCTAAACATAGGTCTATTCATTATTCTGCTCATGTTATCCTATATGTATTTCATGTAACCACTAGTGTCTTTTTGGTTACCACCACCAAAGATACCACTTAGAACACTAGCTGTTCCAAGAGCCGTTTGTAATGGTGTAGGGTTAGGTGTTATTGTTGACTGATTACCGAACGGTGCATTACCAGAGAATAGACTTGCAACTCCAGAACCATATGTACCTAATCTTTCATAAGGTTCAAATGCTTCTAATCTATTTGCTTCTCTTGTTGCATCAAGTCCTGCTTGTGTTTGTGCTTGTTGTAGACCGCCCAATCGACCCAACTGGTTAATATCTGCTGTTTGGAAATCTTGTATATTTCCTGCTAATTGTCCTTGTTGATTAAATGCTGTTTGTGCATTTAAGTTAGCCTGGTTAAATCCTTGTTGTAATAATTTTGATTGTAGTAATGCTCTGTTAGCATCTGCATCAGATTGATACTCTGCTCTTTGAACACCTTCACGTCCTCCACCTAAATTACCAGACATGGCTGCATCTAAACCTATACCTGTTATGCCAGCTTGAGTTTGTTTGTCAAATTCTGATAGTGTTGCATCAATTACATCTTGTTGATATGGTGACATAAAACCCTGGTAGGCTTGTGGTCCTGAGTATGCTGCTTGTTGTGTAAGATAAGGTTGATATGCTCCAACACCTTGACCTGCTAAATTATAAGCTTGTTGTTGTAATGGATCTTGACCAGCAACTTGCGGTGCAAGTCTAGCTGTATCTAAAGGTATAGATGTTAATCCTGCTAATTGTTTTCCATAGTCAACACCTAAGTCTGTTACGTATTGTTGTGGTAAATTTTGTACTTGTTCTATTGCCATTATATAACCTCACTTAATCGTTCTGATGTTGCAAACATATCTCGAGCACCCTGCATTCCTTGTGACTCTTCTGATACTTGTCCACCTTGTTCTAAATGTTTCATCATGTTTTCCATAACTTTTGCACCTTGATCTATATCTCCACCACCTGCGTTTCTAACAGCATCTGCAGTAAATACAAACTCATTTACACTTAATCTTGCAGGCACATCGTCTGCTTTTTCTTCTCTTCCAATAGGTACAAACCCACCTTCAGCTCTGTAATCTTTTTCCATACCACCAAGGTCCATGATTCCACCTTCGGCCATTTCTCTAGGCATCTGTTTAGGTAAATTTTGTGAATTTATTATAGCATTAATAGCGTTAGGGTCTTGTTGAGTTATAGTTTGAATAGTATCTATATCCATACCTCTTCCATGCATATCTAAAATCATTTGTGTTGTTTGTTCATCAAGAACAGGACCTGCATTTTGATATCCTATTCTCCCACCATTAGCTGCGTTTTGATATACTTCAATCATTTCTGCTGGTGAATATTTTCTAGCAGATTCTGCAGGTAAAAAATTTAAATTTGCTGCTAGGCCTTGTTTTTGATCTAATATGTTTGCAGATTTTTTAAGGTCAGCTAATTGTAATGCTGTTTCATCTGGCGACGCGGCACTTGTAGTTCCATCTTCATTTTTTTTAGTAAACAATCCTGCTACTGCACCACCGATTGCCGGTAAAACATATTTATCCACACCACCTTCACGATATTCTGTACCGTCTATTTTTTTCTTTTTTTCACCTTTAAAAAAAGTATCAAGAGGATTTTCATAACCTTCTGCTTCGTTGTCAACTCTTTCTTGCGATTCTCTTTCCAAGTCTTCATATGATTTTCCAGTAAAAGCCATTTCAATTGGGTCTTTAATATATTTTTGAAAGAACGATCCAATACCATATTGTTTTCTACCATCAACACCCATGATACCACCATACGCTGCCATCTGTCTGTCAGGTAATACTGGTCCTGTAGGTTTAGGTTGGAAAGGATTTACTGGTTTTGTTGGATCTTGTGGTAAAGGATTGCCACCTGACATTTGTCCTTCGGCCATTGCTTGTTGCATAAACTGTTCAAGAGTCATAGGTTCAAGACCTTGCTCCATCATGTCATCAACGTATTTTAAATACTCTTCTTCTAGTTGAGCCATCATCATTTGCTCCATTTCTTGTGGAGATTTAGGACCTTCATTACCACTATATTTAATAGATGGTGCGTTAGTCTGTAATTCTTCTGAAATTTGTATATCTTCTATTCCCATGGTTTTGTCAGTTTACTTTGTTTTTGAGAACAAATCAAGAGGAGGCATGATAACTTTTACGTCTTGCGCCATCTCCTCTGCTTTGTACCCTTTAGTTTCCCAGTCTTTTCTTGTCTTAAAAACCTCTCCAGTTTCTTTGTGTCTGTAAGTTTCCTCTACCTTAGCGTCATATACTTTCATTATGTTGTTACCTCTTTCTTAATATTTAGATAGCTAATAGCTACATCAAACGAGTCTGATGTGCTTGATTGTACTTTAAAAGGTGTACCACCTTCTATTATTAGCGGTTGAGTTAATAATTCTGTTGTAACATTAGCAGTTAAAGCTGCAGATTTAATAGCTGTAATACTGTTGTTTGTTACAGTAACAACTGGTGTACCAGCTGATGTAACTAATATTGATTTAATAACTATAGTTTCATTAATTGCAGGAACACCAGCACCTAATGGTGTAAGTGCACTACCACTTGTATCATTATCTATACCTGCAAATTTATATTGGTTTACTACTGCCATTAATCTAAAAAGAAACTTCTAGCTTCTATTTCCTGTTTTAATTCTTCTTGAAATGTAGTGTTAAGTTTTTCCAACACCGCATCTAAATCTCTAACCAAAGACTGTGCTACGTCTTGTTCGTATTCATTACTTGCTCTAGTTAATGTTTGTACTATTTTTGCCATTATAAACTTGCAATGCCTCCTCTAACATAACCAGTTCTTCCTCTGCCGGTTTTATTAGAAAAATTTTCATTAGTGCCTGTATTTTGAGAGGCAAAATTTCCACTACTATTATTATTATTATTATTATCACTATGTATGTTAGGTTGAGTATATGTTTTTTTCTTAGGTGTTGGAGTTGGTTCTGGAAAATAATCAGCACCATGCATTATAACATCATCAATTTTTACAGCACCCGCACCACTATCTAATAATGCTTCTTCATAGTTTCCGTAATTTTTACCATCAACAATTCTATCTGTAATTTTATCTAATCTTTTATTTGCTATTCGTTCTGTTCTAGCATCTTCATAAGCTTGTTGAGTATCATAACCTGTAAATTTTTTTCTATTTTTATTTAAAAAATAAATTGCACCAGCACCCAATGCTAAAGGTGCAATTGCACTACCACCACTAATTAAAGATTTAACACCTGTATTAAGTGCACTTCTTTTTAAGAAGTTTATAGGATTTAAAGATATGTTACCGTCTGTAAAAGGCATACCATATGTATATTTAGGGTTTTGTTGTTGATCTATCCCTAAAAGTTTTGCAGCATAATTTAAACCTACGTCAGTAAGTTTACCTTTTCCGTATTTTAAAGCTATAGACATTAATAAAGATTCCATTATCGTCTTCCTCCAGCATGTATATCTAACCTAAAAGTTCCTAACTTCCAACTGGTATCTACTGCTGTGTTAGATATTGTAAGAGCTATAGCTCTTGCTCTTGCACGTGTATCTACTTTTGTTGTACTTGACGTAACTGTAAAAGGTCCTAATGATGAGCTAACTGCTGTATCACTTGGATAATTTCTTAAATCTAATTGTATAACTGCACTTCCTTGTTGTGATATAAAGTCAGGTATAATTCTACTTACTCTCATAATATTTTCACCATCACCTCTAAGGTCAGCCATGTTTGTAGCGGCTCCTCTTACAACTTTTTGTGTAATGTCATAATCACCTGAAGTAATGTTAGCTGGAATTGCAACAGCATTTGATGCTGCTTCTTGTTGGTTAACACCTGTTTCGTGTTCAAAATATATTGTTACACCATCTGTATTACCAACAACATCGAATGACACGTCGTCATCAGGATTATATTTAGTTGCATGTGGTAAACCAAATACAGCAGAGTCTTCCCATGTTGTTCTAGGAAATAAACTACTTGCATTTGTAAACCATATAGGTCGTTTAGCAGTTGAATCTAGATAACTATATGTTACTGATCTGTTAACATTGTTAGATGTAGCTGTTGGGTAAAACCAAGTAATTTCACCAAACAAGTTATTAATACCACAATACACTAATTGATTAGAGGTAGTGTTAAGATCATCATAAACATAGTCTTCAACCAAACAGTCCATAGATTCTAGCTTACCAGTGTATCTAAAGAAACCATTGTCAGACATCCAATATGCAGCACCATCAACTTCTACGGCTGCATTCTGTCCTATCAATCCACAGTTAGTACCAACTTGTTCAAAAGCAAATGTAAAAGGAGTTCCAACAAAACGCATGGTAAATAACGCAGTATCAGACCAAACATAAATTGCATTTCTACCGAGTACAGCACCCATGATCCGTGATCCGGCGGCCAGTCTTTGTGTACCAGCACTATTCTCAGCTGTAGGTGCATAATCATTAATATTTTCTTGAGACGAAAATCTTATAAACATATCATCTTGTGTAGTTTTATCACCTATAGTTGTTTCTGTTCCAAAAAATACTAAGTGACGGTCGGGAGTTGACACTAACATATCACGTGACGCTGTCGGTGCACCTGATATAATAGTTGCTCTTGTTGCTGTTGCATTTGTTGCATCACCGTCCCATTCAAAACATTCTCCGTTATGTATTAATGCTATAAGTGTGCTTCCTAAATTATCCAAAGACCATAGACCAGGATCAATTACTTGGTCGGTGTTAGCTGCAGCTGATCCCCAACCAGTCCAACTAGATGAGTTAGTAACTGTTGCACCATTACTGTGTGCTGCTCTTGTTGATCCTCTTGCTGCTCTTGTTATACCTGTTAAATTATTTCCTGACACACCGGTGTATGAAATTTCTTCTGTTCCTACTTGAATATAGTTTGTTCCTGTAGAAGGAAAACCAGTTGTGTCTGTTAATGTAATACTTGTTCCTGTTCCACCTGTACCATTTGCATCATCTAATAAAGCACCGTTTAAAGTATTAGTCAAAGATCCTAGTAAATTACCACCCCACAATGCTATACCCCAACCAAATGCACCAAGTTGTTCTGGAGGTCCTACGTGGTAGTATTGATAATAAGTAATTCCTCCTGATGTAGTTGCACCTGAACCTGTTTCATTAGAAGGCATTGTAATAGTAATTTCATCATCTGCTGGAACTGATGTGACCATAAATTTTTTGTCATTAAAATCAGATGCTCCAAAATTAGAATTAGTTATTGTAGAAAAACTACCTAGTAATATTATATCTCCTGCTACAAAACTATGTGGTGTTGGAAATGTAATAGTTACAGTTGGTGATCCGTTAGTCGTGCTAAATGCATTTGTAAGAGCTGTGCCTGATGGATTAACTAAAGGATGTATGTCGTAGTACACCCCACCAGAATATACATATAAAATTCTGTTAGTTCCTAAAACTGAAAATTTTGTAGAATCTTTGTTTACAAAATGATGCAAACCTCTAGTAGCACCTGTTAATTTATCCTGACCTAATTGATTCCAACCACCTATTTTTTCAGGTGTGCCATATCTAAAACGTACATTTTCGCCGTCTGTCCATTGTGACTCTGCGCCGGTAGATGTAACTTGTTTGTTGAATCCTGGTAAAAACCCTAATTTTTGTAACATATAAAATCCTGTTTATTAGGTGTTATATCAGATTGTAGGTGATTTCAATAGGTTTTAAAGCAGAGGGAATCAGTGGTGGATCATCCCCCTGCAAGCCTAATGTATAGACTATTTTTTAATTTTTGTCAACTTAACACCTTTAAACCAGGCAGGTGTGCCTAACAAAGGTCGTTTATCTAAATAATTTTCTTTAGCTGTTTTAGAACTAGCTTTATTATAATGTAAAAACACTTGTCCACAGTTCTTACCTTTAAATTCTTCTCTCCAATGTTCAAGATCACAACCAGAATATATTAACATATCTCCAGGGTTGAGGTCGACTTTAATACCAGCCTGACCTGTCTTACCCGTTGGATCTAAATAAATTGACCAAGGATCACCACCTAAATTTAATGTAGTAGATATCTCACATGAGTATCTATCTTTATGTCTAGCTAGTACATCACCTTGTTTATAAATTCTTGCGTAGGAATACGTAGGACTTAACTTAATTCCAGTGTGTTTTTCCATAACTGGTTTTACTTGTTGTAATAAAGTTTCCATAGCAATATCAGAATAATGTGAATAAGTATTTGGCACTTGCTCATCATTCCATACACCATAATATTCTGTAAAAGGTGAAATATATTTTTGATCAAATAAAAATCTTGCAACTTCTCTTTTGTTTAAGAAATATTTATAAACAAACTCTGCAATCTCAGGTGAGATAGCTTTTTTTAATACTGTGTATTTATTTTTCTTAAACGACATTTAATACTCCTTTTGGTATTGCTTGGCAGTTCCAATGTATAAATCTAAACGGGTTATAACCCATATCTACAATGTACTGATGAGGTAGATATGATGGAAAGAACATCATTCTACCTGGTTTTACTTGATAATTTATTGCAGAACTAGCGTAAGTTACTTTTGTTTTATCTTTTTCTGGTAAAAGATTCATAACATTACCTGGTCTTGGATCTTCAAACATAGGCAAAGATGTAGATTCATCTGCTTTTAAAAAATAAAAACCTGATATGTGGCCATTCCAATGAGTGTGCAAAGTATGATGTCCACCACCTTTTTTAGCAAACTCTTGCACCCATAATTCTGTAGTAAACAATTGATGACCAGACATATCAAAACCCATTTCACCTAATAAGTTATGTGCTGTAGCACCTATATAATCTTGTAATTGTTTAAAGTCAGGATCACCAATTAATGATGTTGAATGGAATACATGACCCATGTCTCCTTTGTCCCCAAACTTTTTATTACGTTTATCAATAGCTGGTTTTAAATTTTTCTTTGATGCTTCAATATATTTGTCTGAGGCTTTATTTAAACTATCTACAAATTTTGGTTCATCTGCAAACCATATAGGACATTTAAAAAATTCTTCTAATTGTAATTGTTGAGGATAACCTACAACTTCTTTTTTTACTTTTTGTTTTCTAGCTTTAGCTTTTTTCTTTTTCATATTTCTCCTTTATTGAAATGGATATCCTAAGTTCCATATTACTAAACTGTTTCTTTCTCCACTTTTTACTGGACATACTCTATGCCATACAAATGAAGGAAATACAACCAAAGATCCTTTAGGTAATATCTCTGTACATTTTCTAACGTTTCTTTTTTTATCTGGATCAAGATTTCTAAAATCAAATTCTAACTCACCACCTTTATAATCTTTAGGATCAGATAACGTAACAGTTACAGATAGTTTTCTAATTTTACCATGTGATGGATCACCTTGTTGTCGTTGATAAGGTTGATCCCAGCTATCACAATGCCAATCATAATACTGGCCTTTTTTATATTTTGTAAATTGACAAGACT